GTGCTGGTCTGCCCCTGCCAGGGCTTAGTGTGGAGGATGGCGTGCTGACTTACAACGGCAAACACTGGCGGGATATGTCCGGCAGTGACCAGCTGCGGGTCTCTGCCGCCATCGTTCGCCGCCTGAACCCGAACTGCGGGTTTGTTTTGATGGACAAGCTGGAGCAGATGGATCTTGCTACCCTGCAAGAATTCTCCGCATGGCTGGAGGCCGAAGGGCTGCAGGTCATTGCCACCCGCGTTTCCACCGGCAGCGAATGTCAGATCATCATTGAGGACGGTATGGTCAAGATTGACGAACCGCCTATCGTCCCGGAACAGACCCAGCCCGCCAAGAGCTGGACGAAAGGAGCGTTTTAAATGAGCAAGTATGCAGTGACATCTGGCGTGCAGTCCGCGCCGGTCAAGGCTGTACTGTACGGACCTGAGGGCATCGGCAAGAGCACCTTTGCCTCCCACTTTCCCGACCCGGTGTTCATCGACACAGAGGGCGGGACCAAGCGGTTGAATGTTGCACGCCTCCCCCAGCCCACCAGCTGGGCCATGCTGCTGGACGAGGTTGACGAGGTGCGCCGGGGCGGCGTGCCCTGCGGCACACTGGTCATCGACACCGCCGACTGGGCGGAACGGTTGTGCATCCAGTCCGTATGCGCCAAGGCGAAGGTGACCGGGATCGAAGATTTTGGTTATGGCAAAGGGTATACCTATGTAAAGGAAGAGTTTGCAAAACTTCTGGATGCATTGGAAGAGGTCCTGAACAGCGGGTGCAATGTGGTCGTACTGGCCCATGCCGCCATCACAAAATTTGAGCAGCCGGACGCTGTGGGCAATTATGACCGCTGGAGCATGAAAACCTCAAAGCAGGTGGCCCCGCTGCTGCGGGAGTGGTGTGATATGCTGCTGTTCGCCAATTACAAAACAGTGGTGGAGAAATCCGGCAGCGGCGCCAATGCAAAGAATAAGGCCAGCGGCGGCAGACGGGTCCTATACACTACACATCATGCCTGCTGGGATGCAAAAAACCGCTTTTCTCTACCGGAAGAAATTCCGTTCGACTATGCCAGCATTGCTGCCTGCATTCCCCACGGCACGCAGCAGAAATCCCCTGCACAGTCTGCTGCGCCTGCATCAAAAGCCGAAGACGATATCCTGTCCATCCCGGCTCCACAGTCCCCTGAAATCGTACCCCAAGCTCTGCTTACGCCCGATCTCATCGCACTGGGCGTACCAGAAAAACTGGCTCCGCTGATGAGCGCCAACAATGTCACCCCGGAAGAACTGCAAGCTGTCGTGGGCAAGCGGGGATACTTCCCGAAAGATATGCCCATCCACAGTTATCCTTCCGACTTTGTGGACGGGTGCTTGATCGCCGCATGGCCGCAGGTGTTGCAGATGGTGCTGGATAACCGCGACCTGCCGTTTTGACCCTCTCACCGGGCCTGTCCGCCCTACGGCGGCGCAGCCCCGGAGCTCCCCCAAAGGGGGAGCCAACCCTCTCACCGCTTCGGCCTGGCTTTGCCAGGGCCTTGCGGAGCTCCCCCGAAGGGGGAGCCAACCCTCTCACCGGGCCCGTCCGCCCTGCGGCGGCGCAGCCCCGGAGCTCCCCCGAAGGGGGAGCCATAAATCAATGTTAAAGGAGAACTTACTTATGAACGATATGATCAACGAAGGCCGTGCATTCGGCTGGGACGACGAATTTACCAACGAACAGCAGGAGTTTGTGCTGCTGCCGGAGGGTGAGTACCCCTTTGAGGTCATCAGTATGGAACGTGCCCGCTATGAGGGCGGCGCCAAACTGCCGCCCTGCTCCATGGCAAAACTGACGCTCCGCATTAATGGCGGCGCAAAGGGGGAGGCCACGGTCACCCACCGGCTGTACCTGCACACAAAGACCCAGGGGCTGCTGGGAGCATTTTTTGAGAGCATCGGGCAGTGCAAGCGGGGAGAGACCTTCCGCCCCCGCTGGAACGAGGTAGTGGGTGCCCGGGGCCGGTGCCGTCTGGGCATCCGGGAGTACACCAAGCAGAGCGGCCCCCACACAGGTGAAACTGGCCAGAGCAACGAGGTCACTCGCTTCCTGCCGCCGCCGGAACCTAAGGCCGCACCCTCACAGGGCTGGACACAGGGGGCATTCTGATGGCACAGAAGCTGAGACCTTACCAGCAGCGTGCCAAGGATAAGATCCATGCCGAATGGGAGTCCGGGCATCGCCGCACGCTGCTGGTGCTGCCCACCGGCACCGGCAAGACCATCGTGTTCGCCTCTGTCGCCGCCGATCAGGTCCGTGCGGGGGACCGGGTACTGATCCTGGCCCACCGGGGCGAGCTGCTGGAGCAGGCGGCAGATAAGCTCCAGCGTTCCACCGGCCTTGTCAGCGCCGTGGAAAAGGCAGAATCCACCTGCCTGAACAGCTGGTTCCGGGTGGTGGTGGGCAGCGTGCAGACCCTGCAGCGGCCCGCCCGGCTGGAACGCTTTCCCCGGGACTACTTCGGCACCATCATCATTGACGAGGCTCACCACGCAATCACCGACGGCTACCGCCGCATCCTGGACTACTTCGAGAGTGCAAAGGTGCTGGGTGTGACCGCCACCCCCGACCGCGGCGACATGCGGAACCTGGGCGAGGTATTCGACAGCCTGGCCTACGAGTACAAGCTGACCGATGCCATCAAAGAGGGCTATCTGTGCCGAATCATGGCACAGACTATCCCGCTGCAGCTGGACATCACCTCCGTAGGGCAAAGCGGTGGAGATTATGCCGTGGAAGAACTGGGCACGGCGCTGGACCCGTATCTGGAGCAGATCGCCGCCGAGATGGTGCAGCGGTGCAGGGGCCGCAAGACGGTGGTGTTCCTGCCCCTCATCAAAACCAGCCAGAAGTTCCGGGACCTGCTCAACGCCAAGGGGTTACAGGCCGCCGAGGTCAACGGCCAGAGCACCGACCGAAAGGAAGTGCTGGCCGACTTCGATGCCGGGAAGTACAACGTGCTCTGCAATTCCATGCTGCTCACCGAGGGCTGGGACTGCCCCTCTGTGGATTGTGTGGTGGTTCTTCGGCCAACAAAAGTCCGCAGCCTGTACAGCCAGATGGTGGGACGCGGGACCCGGCTTTCTGAGGGAAAAGCAGACCTGCTGCTCCTCGACTTTCTGTGGATGACCGACAAGCACGAGCTCTGCCGCCCGGCAGACCTGGTGTGCGAGGACAGGGCCGTGGCCCGGCAGATGACCGAGAATCTGGCCGAGACCGGTGTACCTGAGGACATCGAGGAAGCCGCCGCCCAGGCCTGCGAGGACGTGGTGGCCCAGCGTGAAGAAGCGCTTGCAAAGCAGCTGGCAGAACAGCGCCGCAAAAAGGCAAAGCTGGTGGACCCGCTCCAATACGAAATGAGCATTCAGGCCGAGGACCTGTCCGGCTATGTACCGGCTTTTGGCTGGGAAGCCGGGCCACCCACCGAACAGCAGACCACCGCCCTCGAAAAGCTGGGCATTCTGCCGGATGCAGTGGAATCGGCAGGCAAGGCCAGCCTTTTGCTGGACCGGCTGCACAAGCGCCGGGACGAAGGCCTCACCACACCAAAACAGATCCGCTGTCTGGAAAAATACGGCTTCCAGCATGTGGGCACATGGAGTTTTGAGCAGGCCAAACACATGATCGACCGCATTGCGGCCCAGGGCTGGCGAGGTGTCCCCAAGGGTGTTACCCCAAGCACCTATACGCCGCCCGCCCCGCCTGAAACGCCCGCATGGGATGTATGGTAACGCAGATGAATGATGAGATCGAACTCAAAGAAGCATTGGACTTCATTTCCCCGGCCTCCCTGACCTATGAGGAGTGGACGATGGTGGGCATGGGCCTCAAGGAAGCAGGCCTGCCCGTCACCGTCTGGGAGGCATGGAGCGCCCGGGACGGGGGCCGCTACCACAAAGGCGAGTGCGCCCGGAAGTGGGAGAGCTTCCACGGCAGCACAAAGCCTGTCACCGAGAGCAGCATCTTCCAGCTGGCCTACAGCCACGGATGGAGCGGCCCGGCAGGCCATGCGCTGGACTGGGGCGACGAGCTCACCACCGGCTCCTCCAGAACGGAGGGTCAGCTGGTGGACCCCCGGTGGGTGGAATCCCACGACCTGGCTCTGCCTGAGCAGTGGGACCCAGTTGACCAGCTCAGGCGCTACCTGCAGGCTCTTTTTGAGCAGGACGAGCACGTGGCCTATGTGACCGAGAGCTTCATGGCCGACGACCGCCGCCGCCCCACCAGAGGCTGCTGGGACCGCACCGCAGGCCAGCTCATCGCAGAGCTGGACACCTGCGGCGGGGACATCGGCAAGGTGGTGGGCGACTGCGACCCCGAGGTGGGCGCGTGGATCTGCTTCAACCCGGTGGACGGAACGGGCCGCAAGGATGCCAATATCACCGCCTACCGCTACGCTCTGGTGGAATGCGACAACATGGATCTGGGCAGACAGCAGGCCATCATCAAGCAGCTGGAGCTGCCCTGTGCCGCCCTGGTCTACTCCGGCGGCAAAAGTGTCCACGCCATCGTCAAGGTGGATGCCCCGGATTACACCGAATACCGCAAGCGGGTGGATTACCTCTATGCCGCCTGCCAGAAGAATGGTCTGACCCTCGACCAGCAGAACCGCAACCCCAGCCGCCTTTCCCGGATGCCTGGCATCCTGCGCGGCAGTCAGCGGCAGACCCTGCTGGAGACCAACATCGGCAAAAGCTGCTGGGACGAGTGGCGTGACTGGCTGGAAGCCGAGACCGATGAGCTGCCTGAAACCGAAAGTCTGGCTGACGACTGGGACGACCTGCCGCCGCTGGCCGATGCCCTCATCACCGGTGTGCTGCGCAAGGGCCACAAGATGCTGCTGGCAGGCCCCAGCAAGGCGGGCAAGAGCTTTGCCCTCATTGAGCTATGCATCTCTCTGGCCGAGGGCAGACCGTGGCTGGGTCAGTTCCCCTGTGCGCAGGGCAAAGTGCTGTACATCAACCTGGAGCTGGACAGGGCATCCTGCCTGCACCGCTTCAAAGATGTATACACAGCCCTGAGTTATCCGCCGGACAACCTGACGAACATCGACATCTGGAACCTGCGTGGCGCATCTGTGCCTATGGACAAGCTTGCCCCAAAACTGATCCGCCGGGCGCAGAAAAAAGGGTATACCGCTGTTGTCCTTGACCCGATCTACAAAGTCATTACGGGTGACGAGAACAGTGCAGACCAAATGGCGAAGTTTTGCAACCAATTCGACCTTGTCTGCCGTGCGCTGGACTGTGCCGTGATCTACTGTCACCACCACTCCAAGGGTGCCCAGGGCGGCAAACGCAGCATGGATAGAGCGTCCGGCTCCGGTGTATTTGCTCGTGACCCGGATGCTATGCTGGACATGACCGAGCTGATCCCTACCGAGGCTATCCGGGAGCAGCTGCGCACCAAGGCAGCATGCCAGGTCATCCGAGCCATGTTGGACAAGCGCGGCCATGCCGATGTCTATGGTCCGGACGATGCATTCAGCCGCCACAGGATGCTGGCTCTTGCAAAGGAATACCTGGGGCTTGCAGACCTGCGCGCCATTGACGCAGAGATCGCTGCCGCCGAAAAGAAGGCAGACGGCATGACCGCCTGGCGGATCGAAGGAACGCTGCGCGAGTTTGCTCGCTTTGATCCGGTAAATCTCTGGTTTGATTATCCGATCCATAAGCCGGACAGCGGTCTTTTGGAGGATTTGCAGCCGGAAAATGATGCTAAAACGACCGGTCGATTCGGAGCAGCAAAGCGCTGGTCAGCAAGTCCTGCCGAGCGGCAGAAACAAAGCCAGGAAAAAAACCGGCAAGAACTTTCCGCTGCATTTGAAGCCTGCACGATGGATGGAAAAGTGACCATCTACAGCATTGCTGAATATATGGGCTTAAAACCAGACACCGTTCGACGCCGGTTGAAAGCGGACGGCGGCTATTGGGTGGACGGTACAGATGTCGGAAAGAAAGAGCCAGGCTCTTCCGGGTGACCTTCCCGGAAGAATAGGCCTATTCTTCCTAAGAATCCGTCTCCGAAATCCGGAAAAATGGGCCTATCCTTCCCAATATCGGACGGAAAAATAGCCTATATATAATAGCTACAATGCATTTGTGTGATGGGGTATCCCGGAGGATGGGGCGAACACGGCCCCCATCCATCCGGGTATCCCTCCCCATCACGTTGGCGCAGCTGAAGAAAAAGAAAACAGGAGGTACACTATGCACACACAATTTTTTATTCCCATGAAACCACCTACGACGACCCACAACGCAAAGCAGATCCACGCCTACATGAAGGGTGGCAAGCCCTGCGCCGTGCTGCATGACAGCTCTGAACTGAAAGCTGCCCGTGCCAAGCTGCACGCCTACCTTGCGCCCCACGCCCCTGAGAAGCCCATCCCGGCAGGCCGTCCGGTGCGTCTGCTGGTCAAGTGGATGTTCCCCGCCGAGGGCCGTCCGGACGGCAGCTGGCGCACTTCCAAGCCCGACACTGACAATCTGGAAAAAGCCCTCAAGGACGAGATGACCCGCCTGCACTTCTGGCATGATGATGCCCAGGTGTGCAGCGAGATCGTGGAGAAGTTCTGGTCGGATCTTTGTGGGGTGTTTATTCGAGTGGAGGAGCTTGAATGACCTACGAAGAGAAAAAGCAGTGGCTCCGGCGGTACCGCAAGGCTGCCACATTGGAGCGGATCAAGCTGGATGAGGTGGAACGGTGCCGTGCAGCGGCCGAACACATCACGCAGGTCCTTTCGCCTGTCCCCGGCGGCGCTGGGGATGGGCAGGCGCTGCCAAGATCTGTGGAGCGCATCATGGATGCGATACAGGCAGCCAATGCCCAGATCGTGGAGTGTCAGGCGATCCGCAAAGAAATAGTGGAAGCGCTGGGCCAGCCAATGGATATACAGGATTATGAGATCCTGTGTCTGCGGTATCTCGAAGGCCAGAAATGGGAGCAGGTCGCCGCCAAGATGGGCATGGATGTAAGCTGGGTGTACCGGCGGCACAAGAGAGCTGTAAAGGCTCTCCATGTCACAGCACGCCAGTAAAAGCACTGTTTTTGATGCAACTCGCACTGTTTTGCACTGTTTGTCCGGTGGTATAATTAAACTGCAAAAGCCGCAAGGAGCTGGAGAACATCCAACACCCTGCGGCTTTTGTGCTGCCCGGCTGCGACAGGGCCTCAACCTTACCGCTCAACAGCCTGATTGCACAGCCGGTCAGCTTGAATATCTCCATCCGCTCCGCAAGGGGCGGTTTTTATTTGCCCCCTCGGAGGATAAAACACCCCGGCGGGGCCTTTTTATGCCCGCCTCCTGCAATACACCCTATAACTGTCCCGTGGGTGTTTGCGGTGCGGCGGGCTATGAAGGGGTCTGTACGCTTCAACCGCAGCACTGCAAAAGGAGGCTTGCACCATGACGAATCCTCGCTATGCAAACGGCAGCCTGCGGCGCAAGCACCGGGCGCGGCTGCGGGCAATGGGCTGCGAGTGCGGCATCTGTCATGGACGTTTCGGGCCAATTCATTACGAGGAACCTTCGGATGCGCAGCACCCGCTGTCCTTCGTGGTGGACGAGATCAAACCTGTGTCCAAATGGCGGCAGTATGGGTATCCCTCTGCCAGGGCAGCGGCAGAAGATTGGAGCAATTTGCAGGCGGCACATTATTTCTGCAATGCACAAAAAGGCAGCAAAACCGGCCAAAACAGCCCCAAAACCGGCAAAAAAGGGGCAAAAGTGAACTGTATACCGCAGATCCGTGACGGCGAGTGGTAGGGTGGGGAGGGACCCCCTCCCACGCCATACGGCGACTCCTCGCTGTCCAGCGCCGATTTACACACAGGGAATTTTTGAAAAAGGGGTGTTCCGGCATGGCGACCATGAAAAGCATCACGGCAAAAGGCACGCGGCTGGAGCAGCTCAAGCAGCTGGCCCGGATCCTTGCCGGCAATATCGATAGCTGCGAGGATGCCCGGCTTTTGCCCCAGTTGGCCAAGCAGTACCGGGAAACCATCCGGGAGATCGAAGAGATGGAGGGGGTGGCCACAGATGATGATGAGGTCGGTGCGATCCTCGCACAGCGGCAGCAGGATGGGAAGCCAGGAGCCGTCCGCACGCATCGCACCAGCGTACCAGAGCACTGACGGCGGCGATGCTGTGCGCATCCTGCGGGCAGGAGGCACCATCCCGGACCCATGGCAGAGCGATGTGCTGGAGGACTGGATGGGCCGCACCCCTTCCGGCAAGTGGGCAGCGCCCACAGCGGGCGGCAGCGTGCCCCGGCAGAACGGCAAGAGCCTGCTGGTGCAGGGCCGGGCCGAGGCCGGGATGCTGCTGTTCAATGAAACCGTTATTTACACCGCTCACCTGCAAAAGACTGCCACCGAGACCTTTGAGGAGATGCGAGCCTTCTTTGAGGGTGGGCGGATGCGGCGGTATGTGGAGGAGATACGCACCGCACTTGGACGGGAGCAGATCATCCTGAAAAGCGGCGCCCGGATCAAGTTTTTGGCACGCACCCGCAATGGCGGCCGTGGCCAGCACGGGGATCTGTTGATCTTTGACGAGGCGCAGGAGCTGGATGAGACTGCGCAGGGCTCTTTTCTGCCCGCTATCTCTGCCAGCCTGAACCCCCAGACCATCTATGTGGGCACGCCACCTGGACCGGATGCTGTGGGAACCGTATTTCGGGCACTGCGCCGCCGTGCTTTGGACGGAGACGCCAAAAAAGCCGCATGGTTCGAGTTCTCTGTTGACAAGATCGGCGACGTGACGGACCCGGAGCGCTGGGCGGCGGCCAACCCGGCGCTGGGGCGGCGCATCCAGCTTTCTACCATTGAGGGCGAGGCGGAGCAGCTGGACCCGGATACTTTTGCCCGGGAACGCCTGGGCTGGTGGAGTCCGGTGGCCACCGAACATCTGGACTACGCCCTCAACCACACGGCATGGGCAGCCTGTGCCAGCGAGGCACAAAAACCAGAGGGCAAGACTGCCTATGGCATCAAATTTGCGCCGGACGGCAGTGCAGTCTGCCTGTGCGGCGCTGTTTTGCCGCCAGATGGACCCGCCCGGGTCTCGCTGATCGAGCTGCGCCCCACCGGGCAGGGTCTTGCCTGGCTGGCGGACTGGCTGAACCAGCGGTATGCCAAGGCAAGCTGCGTGGTCATTGACGGACGCAATGGCGTGGATGTGCTGACGGACCGCATCAAGGCTGTTTGGCGGGCAAAGAGTTCTGTCATCCGTCCCACGACCAAAGAAATGATCGCCGCAGTGAGCGGTTTTACGAATAGCATCAGTGAACACAGCCTGACCTGGTACAAACCCCAGACCGTGCTGGACGAGAGTGCCCGCACCACGATCAAGCGCCCCATCGGCGGAGGGTATGGCTTTGGCGGGGAGAACAGCTTGCCGGTGGAAGCCTGTGCATTGGCGCTGTGGGGTACAAAGACCTGCAAGCGCGACCCGACCCGCAAGATGCGCATCGGCTGAAAGGAGCACCATGACCACCTTATCTTTTGGTACTGTACCGGGCTTGACCGAGCAGGAGCAGCAACAGCTGGATGTGCTGACCGAGACCTACAACGAACACCAGAGCAGCAACGCTGTAAAGGACAAATATTACGAGGGTCATGTTACACTGCAGGACGTAAACCTCGGGATCGCACTGCCGCAGGGGCTGCGCAATCTGGAAGTGGGATGCAGCTGGGGACAGAAAGCGGTGGATGCGCTGGCCGCCCGCAGTATGTTTGATGGCTTTGTGGGCAACGGCGGTGCGCTGGACGGGCTGCAAAAGCTAGTGATGGATAACCGGTTGGTTGCCGCCTATGCCAAAGCCTGCCGGGATCAGCTGAAATACGGCTGCGTATTCGCCACATTGTCCGCAGATAGTGCCATCGGCTGCAAAGTACGGTTTCACTCCCCGGCCACAGCAGCGGCTCTTTGGAGCGGTGAAAAAAGCCGCATTGCCTGCGGGCTGGCCATTATCGACACTGTAAAGGACGAGCATCTGGCAGGTGCCTGGCAGCCTTCACTGGTCAACCTCTACACCGATACCGCTGTCATCGTGCTGCGCTCTGTGGACCGCGGCTGGGCGGCGCAGCGGATCCCGCACCGGATGGGCCGTCCCCTGATGGAGCCTATGATCTGGAATGCCACCAACGGCAAGCCTTTTGGCCGCAGCCGATTGAAGCGCCCCATACGCGCCTTGATCGACGATTATATCCGCACAGCGGCCAACGCCACCATTGCACTGGAGTTTGACACCACGCCCCAGAAATACATCCTCGGCGTGACCGATGAGCAGTACGATGCGATCGTAGGCAACAAATTCCGCACCTATGTTGGCTCCTTGCTTGCGGCCACTGCCAACCCAGAGACCGGAGAAAACCCGGTGTTTGGGCAGCTGCCCCAGGGCAGCCTGACGCCCCATGTGGAAAAGATGCGGATGACCGCTACCCAGTTTGCGGCGGCCACCGGCCTGACTGTGACCGATGTGGGCGTAGTGAACGATGCCAACCCTACCAGCAGTGATGCTATCCTTGCCCAGAGCCAGACCTTGGTGCTGATGGCCCAGCAGCTGAACACCGGCAACGGTGATGCTTTGCACACCATTGCCTGTATGGCCCAAGCCATTGCCCGCAATGTGACCCTTGCAGATCTAACGGAAGAGGAGCGAGGCGTTATGGCGCACTTCAAAAATCCCGCCATGCCCAGTGTGGCGGTAACGGCAGACGCTGCCCTAAAGATCGCCTCTGCCCGGCGGGAGTTTGCCAGCACCGACACCTTTTTGGAGATGATCGGCTTTGACCAGGCGGACATCCGGCGCATCAAAGCACAGGAACAGCGGGTGCGCGGGCAGGCGCTGCTGATGGAGATGGACGATGCAGATGACCGCACGAGCCTGGAATGAGTACATAACCCGGCTCTCCCGGCTGAACCAGAAAGCCGGGCAGCTCATGCGGGAATACATGGACGGGCACCCGGAAGCCGACACCGAGGCGCTGATCTCCTACGCCTATGCCGTCATCACCCGGTACGGAGAGGGCAGCGCAGAGCTTGCCTGCCAGATGTACGACACCCTGGCCGAGGTGCAAGGGGTGACCCTGCCTGCCGCAGAACCCGCACCCACCGCCACCTACGGCGAAGTGACCGGCATGGTCAAGGCCACGCAGGACAGCCCTGCAAACCTGCAGAGCGGCGTTTCCCGCATGGTCAAGCAGGCCGGTGCCGACACCACGGTACACAATGCCATCCGGGACGGTGCCGAGTGGGCATGGGTGCCCCACGGCGACGCCTGCCCGTTCTGCCGGATGCTGGCGTCCAACGGCTGGCAGAAGGCCAGCAAGAACCTGCTGAAGAAGGGCCACGCCCAGCACATCCATTCCAACTGTGACTGTGAGTTTGCGGTGCGGTTCAGCCGGGAGTTTGGCGTCTCCGGCTACGACCCGGAAAAGTATCTCCGGCAGTACCGGGCGGCTGGAAGCGATGTGAACGCCCTGCGCCGCATCGACTATGCCGCCCGGAAGGATGTTATCAATGCACAAAAGAGGGCGGCGTATGCGGCACAAAAAGGCTCGACAGAAAGTGGGAAATCTGCTAAAATAAATACAGAAAAATCCACTTTCGCAAATACCCCTATCAATCCGGTGACAAAAGAACGATATCATCCGCATGAAATCAAAATGATGGATGCACAGTTCGGCAAAAAGATTGGAAAGCACACTTCTGATTATGGCATGAACCCCTCCATTGCTGACGACCGCGAGAAGATGAAAACAATCATCACAGATATTGTCAACAATGCAGAGGAACGTTTCTATGGAGAGTGGCGTGGGCAAGAATATCCTGTGCTCTTCCATGTAAAGGGTGACGATGTCGTTATTGAAAGTTCTTTCGGTGAGTTTGTAACAATTCTGAAAGGAGGCACAACAAATGTTCGGGTTGAAAACGCAAGAAAGTCAAAAGTTTAATCATTTCTGGCAGTTGATTCAGGATACTGCCCAAAATTGTAATTGTGCCTTTTTCGGTTTCGCTGGCGAAGGCCGGGACTTTGAAACAGCCGAAATGGAAGGCGAAGATTTCAGTGGGTGGCTCGTCCCTCTCGATGACGCAGCTGCATTTGAAGCGTTTTGGTCAAAGCCTTCCAGCACTGCCGCAGATCTGCAAGATGCCTTTCCAAAAGCAAAATTCCTGTTCGCAATCTGGCGAATGAATGATGAAACCGTTTCCGTTGAATTTCGTGAATTTTAACGCAAACCACGATGCACCCGCACCGTGGTTTTTTGTTGCCCATTTTTAGCACGATGCAGTTTGCACCGTGCTTTTTTCATGCCGTCTTAGCTCATTCGGGAAGA